AGAGAACAGTGGATTTATGATCTAGCAGCCGCACACTGGAGCGATCAAGATGCTGGCACAGGCCGCGTATATCAAAAGTTCTTGCCTTATCTCACATGAACAAACAACAGAAGCAACCAGGTGAATCATATATGGTTGACATGTTGAGTCGCAAACAATTTTGATAGCCTAGACCTTTAAACACCTCTATCCAGTCTTGATCAGTTTTGCAGTTTATGTGTGTAGAGTCTCGTCGAGATACCTCTAGATAAAAGTCATTGGGCTGTTCAGCAACAGCACATGGTATTCTAACTAAAACTTTATCAAGTTTGAGTTGAGAAAATAATTCAGCAATTTGTTGATCAGTCATGTGCTCTAACACGTCTAAAAATATGCCCAGGTCGAACGTGCCTTGAGCATGCTCTAGTATATTACAATCATTTTTTCTTGCTTGTTCCACAGCCCAGTCTGAGATATCATAACCAGAAACGTTTTTGAATCCAGCTTTTTCGAATCCTTTGATTAAGAATCCTAGACTGCATCCATAATCCAAAATGGTCGAATCTTGGTCGATTAGACTGAATTTGTGAAACACCTGTTGTATTTCTTCGGCAGTTTTTACATATCGTTCACGTTTGGAGAGATAGTCTACATAGTTGTGGGAACGATAGTAATGTTCGTCAAATACTTGTGTCATGGAAAGTTCCGATCCGGCATTTCTTGTGCCACAGTGTGTAAAATTTTGTTGTTGAATTTATAGTAGCAGTACTTGCAACTTTCAGTCCAGTTTTGACCACAGTTGTTTTTTACTTCGTATGGATATCCCTTGGTGGCATAATTGTCACTGAGCTTTTGCCAGGTTGGAATGATATTGTCCACATCGCACAGTGAATAATCCAAGTCATAGTTTTGTTTGTTCAACACATGGCTGGTACAAATATACACTTGATATATTCCAGCGCCGTGTGGATCTGGAGCCACGTATGGGCGTATCATGCCCACATAGCAACCATCCTCAAACGGGGAATCATCTTCACCAATGTCCTTGATAAAGATTTTGTTCAGTGTGTCAATCTCATCAATCACTTGTTTGAATTGTGTTCTAATTTGTGCATTGTTGCCTTTGATCAAACAGTTGCCAGCTATGCGTACAAATTTTAGGTCAGGATGCAACTCTAACACTCGAGCAATGCGTCTAATTGTTTCAACATCTGTGGGCCGGTAGGATTTGCCCAGTCTGTTGCCTGTGCCAGTATCACCTTCGTAGATGATGTATGACAGTCCCATTTTCTCAAGAGGAAAGCCACAGAAATCAAAATCTTCTGGCTCATATCCTTCGTCCAACTTGATCAGACTTACCCGGATCCAGCTGATCTTGTGATAGTTTTCTGGCCTGATTCTTGACAGTTTCAGCGTGTTGGTTATGATGCCAATGTCGTAGCCCAGTTCATGTGCATACTCAACTATGCTGTTGATGTCGTCCTGGGTATCCTTGTCGCGATAGATCAAGGGTTCGCCACCACCAGTTAGTTCCACACTCTTGGCACCCAGAGTTTTAAAATCACGCAACACTTGTTTGATTTTTTCAAATGGTAGATACGACTTCAGCGGTCGGTCAGCCACACTGCAAAATGGGCAACCGCTGCTGCAAACTTCACACGGTGATAGTTGTATTGTAATGGGCTTGAATTTTTTATCATGCTGGATACTGTACAACACATCAGTGTGTTGCAACAACTTGTCTCCCCAGGTGCTGAATTTTTGTGTCAGCGCGATGTGTTTATTTTTGTTCTGCATTTTCCATACCTTTTCCTGTGTGCGGATTTGGACTGTGTCGTGACGTTGACATCTGCCCCATGATTTCCCGATTTTTCATAACTGGATGTAATCTTGCCACTGATGGTATGCATACCTTGACATCCATGACATTGGTATTGAATTGTCAGTGGCCAAGAATCCGTTTTCTCTAATATAGTCAATCAGTTTTTTTGCACCTTGTGGTTTGATGATGTACGCATACACTCCTGAACTATAACATCCGGCCCGGCTTTTAAATCTCAATGGATCGCTGTATCCAGTTATTTTTGGAATATCTAAAATTGAGTGAACTGTGACTGGTGATGTCTGATCCTGATCTACCACAGTATCATAACCGCCATCTTGTTTCATCCACGGACTAAAACAGTCTAGTTTGCATACATCGTCGAACTGTGGAAAAATATCCTGAGGAATTGGTCGCATGAGCCATCCGTCGTGTTCTAGCACAAGATACGGCACTTGATCTTGAACACATTGCATCCATAGGTAAAAATGACTTAGAAAATTACCATAATGACCCAAGGTCATTTTGCTGAGTTTTTGTTTGCCCAGTCGGAGGTTGAGTTTCGCCAAGTGTTGTTCATAATTCCGTCCCCATATGGCTTGAAATATTTCTACATTGACTCCAACTAGAGCTGCTTGTTCTCTACACTGGGCTGATAATTGTTCGGATAGTTCATGCCCCAGCATGGTAATGATATATGATTTCATCGGTTCGTTGTTTCTACAAATGTATACTTATCGAACTGGCCAGTGCTCATTGCCAGCCCATGATCCAGTCATCTTTGACTTGGTCCAGTCTGACCATGCCCCAGCTCTTCATAAGCTCAATGGCAGCATGTTGCCCGTATTGGCTACTGTACGCATCATGAGGTTTTTGTTCTACTACCACAACAGGTCTACATCTTTTGATAGTTTCTTTGGCACCTTGCAAGATACGATACTCATAACCTTCGCAGTCCATTTTGATGTAGTCCACTTCGTCAAGCTCTAGGTCATCCAGTCGATACACTTGAGTTTCACCTTGTCCCAGCGTGGCAGGATCGATATGTGTGTGTCCTGTATTGCCTTCGGTTATGATCATTGTGGCGGTTGTGCGTTGATCACCCAGTGCAAAGTCTTTGACCTGTAGATTAGCAGCAACAACATTGCGTAGCAAACATTCTCTAAACATAGCCACAGGTTCAAATGCTACTACAGAGCGGAAGTTTGCACACAGGTTGCGACTCCATAGGCCCACATTGGCACCAATGTCTAAGGCAACACCGCGGCGCTTGACATGTGTCATGCTGCGATCACGCACTTGGTACTGATATTCGGCAGGTCCGCCTTTGTCTGTGCTTTTTTTCAACATCTTTGGAAAGTGTGATTCAGTGTCCGGGAACCACCACCCTTGGTATTCATGCACTCAGTATCTCCTCGGTTTGTCTAAGTATGCGTTCTGCACGGCCGTTCTTGAATTCGTTTATGTGAAATTGGCCATAGGCCAAATGACATGCCCACTCACGTATTTGATCCTGGTCAGGAAACCAAGGGTTGTCTATCCGGGTTAAATCTGTGTTGCTTACTGGACGTGCAGCGTTTGATGGTGCCAATGCAAACACAGGCACGCCTGCTAGGATGGCTTCTGTGGCAGCTATGCTGTTGAACGTGACTACAGCATGCACATCATCCAAGGCTCGTTCCACGCGATTGGTTTTTCTATCCATGCGACTTCGGTTTCGTTCACGTATCACAATGGGCCTATCAGTATGTTGTTGTATTGTGGCCACAGTCTCTGCCAGCCAGGCATCAAGTTCTATGCCGTAAAATTTGCAAGGCTTTTCATCAGGTGCCACAATCAATACAGTGCTACCACGTCGACGATTGGCCACTTCCAGTCCCAGTTGATTCCAACGATCACTAGGCCGTGAAATAACTTGATCATGTTGCAGGTTGTTGAGCACAATTCTATGCCATACCTTCCATCCTTGTGGATTTTGATAGCCAGGACGATTGCCCAGGTAACCCGAATCCATGTACCTGAATGGTCTTTTGTCAGTCCAACACTGTTTGATAATTTTGTGTTTCATTATACCACGCAACATCAATGGCTCTGTGCTGTCCTCGTAGCGCCATGATTCCAACGGCGTGCTTTGCAAGCCTAATCCATGAGCATACATGTCAATGTATTCGTCGTCGCCATTCTTACTCAAAAATATCATTGCCAGTATGCTTCTTGTCTGCGCACTCGTAGGTCTGCAGGCCGGCTCTTGCCAGTGCTTTTTCGTGCGCCTTTGAGATGATCAATGTATGCACCCCATTCACAATTGATCAAGGGATGACCTTCGCCCATTTGCAAGTGTGCTGTCCAATTGAGTTCACGCAAGGCATGACGTTTTCTCACTGCATCAAACACATAGCTGTCATGCCATTCTTCCAAGGTGAATATACCTTGTTCTGCATGATCATACATGTGTTGAAAATCTGCCAGCCAGGTCTTGACAGCAGGTTCAACCACATGCATGCCGTACAACCCACACTCGCTGAATTTTTTACTGCGGCCGGCAAAACAAATATCTGATGAATCTGGAAAAAACTCAGTCAGTTTGCCAGTGCTCATGGGTGAATGGCATACCATGTCAGCGTCCATCCAGATCAACCATTCAGTCTGACAATTTTGTGCGGCGTGAAATATGCTGTATACTTTGTGAGCAAAACGCACTGCATTCCATTTGAACGATTTGGCAGCATCTTTTCTGCGATTTCGAACAGGGTCTGACAGGATATTGCCATTTGCTCGGGGCACATCGCGCCAGGTGTTTTTGAATATGACAAGAGCTGTGCTGGCACTTTCTAAATCTAATACTTCAAGATTGGGTGCAGTTTCTGTGACACGACAACCTTCAGCATACACTTTGAGTAAAACATCTTGGGGCCACGTCTGCAAAAAAGTTTTGATCATTCGACGACCATAAGAGTTGTAGCCGTCGGCATTAAATGTGGTACATACAGTGTATTTCATAGTGTATTTACAGTGATCAAAAGCATAGCCTATTTTCCTGCCCAGTGTGCATTGAATTCCAAGCCTGTGATGAGTGCATTCTTGGACTGCTGCCAAGCTGCGGGCATACAAACGCAAGAGAACTCAATGACCGCTAACGCCGCAGTGATTTGGTCAGTGCTGTGGCATGGCAGAATGCGAGCCAATCGGGCAGTGTATGAACACTATCGCAGTCAAAACAAGCCTGTGATTGTGATAGATATTGGTGCGTTGTATCGCGGAACCACTTGGAAACTGGCAGTGAACCATATTACCAGAGATGGCTATTACGGGCATGAGTCAAACTTAGACCGGGATCGTCCTAGACGATTGCAAATAAGTTTAGCCACACAGGTCAATCCTGGACCAGAAATTATCATTGCCGCACAGCACAAGAACAGCCTGCAAGTTGCCGGCATTGACAGTATGGAATCTTGGGTGTTGATGCAAATTCAACAACTACGCAATTCCACTGATCGTCCCATACGCATACGATCGCATCCACGAAGCCCACTACGTATGCCATACTTGCCTGAGAATACCATGATGGAAGTTGCTAAACCCGTGGTCAACACCTACGACAGTTTTGACATGCACTTCAATTGCCATGCAGTTGTGAACCACAACTCAGGACCGGGTATACAAGCAGGTATTGCAGGATGCAGACCCATTGTGGCACACAGCAGCCTGGCCTATCCTGTAGCAGTGGGTATGCCCGACATTGAACAACCTTACACGATAGATAGAGAACTGTGGTTGGCAAAAATATGCCACACTGAATACACTGTGGAAGAACTAAGAGAAGGACTATGGCTAAAAAGAATCGAGCCCGCACTGTTGACAGCATAACTGATTGTGCTTGTGTGATCCACGGCACTGGATATGACTGGGTGTATGTAGAAAAACTCTACAACATGTTGAGCCGCAATTTACCACAAGGCATACGTTTTCATGTTTACACCGAAGCAGATAGGTCAGTGCCGCCACACATGATCAAGCATGAACTAAAACTTTGGCCGGGCATTGGTGGACCAAAAAGGTCATGGTGGTACAAAATGCAACTGTTCAATGCCGAGCATCATCAGGGCAATTTGTTGTATTTTGATTTAGATTGTGTGATTGTCAACGACCTGGGTTGGCTACCCGCACTCAGTACAGATTGTTTTTGGACCATAAAAGATTTTAGATATCTGCAAAGATCCACTCACATCAGTATGAACTCCAGCATCATGTGGTGGAATGTTAAAAAATTTTCCAAAGTATGGCAGGACTTTGATCAACTGGATATCAATCGTACCGTGACACAGTACCAAGGAGATCAAGATTATCTCAATGTGGCCATAACTCCCCAGCAACGTAGATTTTTTGACACCAGCCGTATTCAAAGTTGGCGATGGCAAGTGGCCGACGGAGGTTATAATTTTTCTGCACGAAAACCCCATGCACCCGGTGCCGGGGCCAATGACTACATTGGCGGCGACACCAGCATACTGGTATTCCACGGCCGTCCCAAACCGCATGAATGCACTGCTGATCCTGTGATTGCAAACAACTGGTGTTAGATAATACTTTTGTAGTACTTGACCGATAATTCCCAAACTGCTATAATACGGACATACCAAGCAAAAAGGAGTCTGCAATGGGATATCGTGTAGTTGACACCATAGACATCATGCGTGACAAATACGGCCCTCGCAAGGGCTTGGAAGGTCCGTTCAATTTCTCAGGTCGTGTGTTGTATTATGACAACAAGACGGGCCAGTACTACGATCCTACTACTGACTTCTATGTGGAGCAGGCAGAAATGGATGCTATCAACATCCGCTTTTTTGAACAGTTTAAAAAGTAATACTTTTGTAGTACTACTTTTTGGTTGACCAACAATTCTTAAAATGCTATAATAATGGTATACAAAGCAAAAAGGAGCCACAATGCAGATCACCACAGCAATTAAACGTATACAAAAAGAAGCAGAGTTCCAGGGCATGGGCCTGTTGGAAACATTGCAAGACATCCAAAAGCACGGCAAGATGCTTTACTGTGAAAAAACAATGGAAGCGTTTGTTGTTTTTATGCAACAAGGGCAAGCATTGTTTGCCCCGGTTGACGAATAATTAACAATTTGCTATAATAGAAAAATATAAACAGTAAACAACCGCATTTCAAAGGAGCCAACAATGAGTGCAATTCGAGTTATCAAAGGTGTGTATCGCAACCGACCCGTGCGCAACATCGCTTTCAATCTTGTGTCAGGCTTTCAATCTGGCGCCAAAGGCAATTTCGTGACAGTAGAAAACAACGGCGCATTTCCCAACTGCCCCGACACCATCCGTATCAAAGTCAACAACATTAGCGACATCGAGTATGTCAATGGAGAAGCAGTGAGCAAAGAAAATACAGTGGCATTCGTTGCCCCCCAAGCAGAAGCAGAAACAGAAGAACAAATCATGACACGTATTCGTGAGCGTTTTGACATCTTGCATGAGATGACAAAGGCCTGTGTGAATGGTGACATCCGTGCTATGATTGTGTCAGGTCCTCCTGGAGTTGGCAAATCGTTTGGCGTTGAGCAAGAAATTGAAAAGGCCACATTGTTTGACAAACTGGCAGGCAAGCGCCTTCGTGCCGAAGTTGTGAAAGGTTCAGCAACACCCATTGGCTTGTACCAAACCCTGTACAAATACTCAGACAGTAATTGTGTGTTGGTGTTTGATGACTGTGACAGCATCTTGCTTGACGACGTGGCCTTGAACTTGCTGAAGGGTGCCTTGGACTCGGGTAAAAAGCGCACTATTTCGTGGTTGAGTGAATCCAGTGCTCTGCGCCGTGAAGGCATCCCAGATCGTTTCGAGTTCAAAGGTAGTGTAATTTTTATTACCAACTTGAAGTTTGATGGTATGAAATCGCAAAAATTGCGTGATCACTTGGATGCATTGCAGTCACGCTGTCACTACCTGGACTTGACACTTGACACCATGCGTGACAAAGTGTTGCGTATCAAGCAGATTGCCAAGGACGGTGTGTTGTTCCAAGAGTATGATTTTGAACCCTGTGTGCAAGACGAGATTGTTGAGTTCATGGAAGCCAATCAAAATCGCCTGCGTGAGATGAGCCTGCGTATGGCCCTGAAGATTGCAGACTTGCGCAAGAGCTTTGAAGGCAACTGGAAGCGCATGGCTGAGACTACATGTATGAAGAGTGCCTGACATGGCCTGGATTGGAGTGCTCATTGTAGTACTGTTAGGTGAACTGGGATGGGCACTGTTTTTGACTGCAATAATTTTATTATTTGGTGATTGAGTTTTACCCCGGGGATTGGTTGGCTCCGCCCCGAGTTTTACACAGGGACTTCGGTCCCTGTTTTTTTGACTTTTACTCCTGCATGTGCTACTATATACAACATGAAACAATGCACCATACAAATACGTGATGAAGTAAACATCAAGATTGAAGGACTAGATTTGGATGCTCGCAAGGCACTAGTCAATGCTTTCAAATATGAAAACCCTGCCGCACGTTATTTGCCAGCAGTGCGACTGGGACGGTGGGATGGCAAGGTGGCATATTTCCAACTGGGTGGATCAACTTATGTGAACCTGTTGCCTGAGATCATGCCCATCCTGGAACGGTTGGACTATGACATTGAACTAGACGACCAGCGTGACTACTCAAACACGTTCAACTTTGAACAGGTGAGTGAAATAAGTTTTGAGCATGTGAAATGGTCCAAGACTCATCCTGCCGCAGGCAAACCCGTCATGTTGCGTGATTATCAAGTGGAGATCATCAACAACTTTTTGGCCAATCCACAGTGTATACAAGAAGTGGCCACTGGTGCAGGCAAAACAATTATGACAGCAGCCTTGAGCAATGCTGTCACCCCTTATGGACGTTCAATTGTTATTGTGCCCAACAAGAGTCTTGTGACACAGACCGAAGCAGACTACATCAACATGCAACAAGATGTTGGTGTGTACTTTGGAGACAGAAAAGAATATGGACGTCAACACACCATATGCACATGGCAAAGTCTAAACAACCTGTTGAAAAATACCAAAGCTGGCATAGGCGACTGCACCATAGGCGAGTTTCTTGAAGATGTGGTGTGCGTGATTGTGGACGAAGTACACATGGCCAAAGCAGATGCACTCAAAACCTTGCTCACAGGCGTAATGGCCCGAGTGCCAATTCGCTGGGGGTTGACAGGAACTGTGCCCAAAGAGAAGTTTGAAAGCCAAGCACTGCTGGTCAGCCTAGGGCCTGTGATTGGCCGGCTAAGTGCCAGCGAACTGCAACAACAAGGTGTGTTGGCCAACTGTCATGTGAACATTGTGCAGTTGATTGATCATGTGGAGTACAAGGACTATCAAAGCGAACTCAAATACCTTCTTGAAGAGTCTGGCAGACTGGACACCATGGCAGATCTTGTGCGTCAAGTAAATGAAACAGGCAACACCTTGGTTTTAGTGGACCGTACTGAGTGCGGTAGACAACTGGTGGAACGCATGGGCGACCGTGCAGTTTTTGTATCAGGTGCAACCAAAACAAAAAACAGACAAGCAGAATATGATCAAGTGGCTGATGCAACCGATAAAATTATTGTGGCAACTTATGGCGTTGCTGCCGTGGGTATTAATATTCCTAGGATTTTTAATCTTGTGCTTGTTGAACCTGGCAAGAGTTTTGTGCGTGTCATTCAGTCAATTGGTCGTGGTATACGCAAAGCAGAAGACAAAGACCATGTTCAGATTTGGGATGTAACATCAACGTGCAAATTTGCCAAGCGTCACTTGACCAAGCGCAAACAGTTTTACAAGGAAGCCAACTATCCATTCACACAAGAGAAGTTGGATTGGATGAAAATAATATGAAGTACGACATTATAGTATGCGGTGACAGTTACAGTTCTGCACTGCACAATGGCAATGCTCGTGACAGAGTGAGAGACCATTACAGTCAGTTGTTGCAAGACATCTACGGCTACAAAGTACTGTGTCTGGCACGTGGAGGCATGAGCAACGCAGGAATTTGTTTTCAAATGCGTGAAGCAATTGAGATAGGCTGCAATTTCTTGTTGTATCATAACACCTGGAGCTCAAGGATAAATCTTATATTGAACGACAATTTCTATCTTGGCCACGGTTTGAAAAATTTTGTTTATCCATTTGTGGCAGATGAAAGCAGTTATTGTGAATGGGTGGGACACAATGTTGAGCACACTTCGTCCAAGGGTGTTCAATATCCTGAAAACCGGGCAGCAATACTGAGCACAGTGCCCCAAGGACTAGATTGCCCGGACGGGGCACTGACGTTGACCGATAACCAATTACTGGCTGTGAAGTTTTACTTCGCACACTTTCACAATGAAGGTTTTCAACAAGAAATTGACAGTTGGGGATTTTCTCATTGGCATGCTGCGGCTGAAAAAGCTGGCATCATACCTATCAACATGAAATCTGCTATAGGGCAACCCATGTTTGACTATGTGAGCAAAGGCACCATTGACGATGACAATCCCTATCACACTGATCGGGTCACACAACACACAGTGGCTGAAAATGTACACAAACATATATGTTCACTGATCTCTTGACCTTTGATGCCAGATCCTGTATTATAACAACATGCGAATTTTAACCTTAGACAACATCCATTACGACCTAGATCACCTGCCCGAAGAAGTAGATGACATGAGGTTTGCCATATTGGACAATTCCAATCCTCAAGAACCAGACTATCATTTTATTCCACTAATTTTTTTAGAGAGTTTCAACGCACCTGCACTTGTGTTACGCATTGGTGAGAACACAATAAAGATGCCCATGGACTGGCAAATACTCATAGGTGAACCCGAAGTAGGTGATCTAGAAGTGTTGCCATTGACATCAATCAATGATCGTGGCTTTAAAGTGTTTCAATTCAATCCACTCACCAGTTTCCGTCCCAGCTTTCCTGACATTGAAATATTAGATGTATATCATGAAGTATCGTGGTATGCACCCAAATTAAAGAATGGTCAATTACTTTCGGTGCCACTTAACGATGATCCCGATCCTGACTGTGTGTACTTTGTGAAAGACATCAGTCGCAACTGTGAGATTGTGGACTACAACAAATCATGGTGATGCATGCCTTATACTGAATCCGAACTGTTTGAAAACTTGACTCGCTTGGTAAAAATTTACATAGAAAGTTATCCAGAGGACCGGGAAGGACTAGAACGTTTCCTGCGCTGGGCACACACTCAATATGGTTACCGGTATGGGCAATCTTAAAACCGGTGCTATCTACATTTATGAGCGTGTGGGCAATGAAGTGTATGCCCGTGAGTCTGGTGCTGAGCCCAGTACCCGACGGTTGATGGGCTATGCATATGATCCAGTAAACGGACATCACGTTGATTATGACAAACGCACCAGTGATGGTAGACCCTTGTTTGATCACATGCAGGAAGATAAAATGTGGGGCGAAATTCGGCGCATGGCCCGGACCAGTCCTGCTTTACAAGATGCGTTAGAACGTGCTATAATGATATACAAATTAATCAAAGTGGAGAAATGAAACAAAATATTAATCCTTACAATCCTGAACAATTTAAAAAACAATTTGAATTTACAGATATATGCCGTAGTGTGGCCAAAGACTTTGATAATTTATGGTGGGATCAACCAACTAAATTTTTTGATAATATCACTCCTAGACAACTTCTAGCTACTAATAATGTAGGATTCTCTATGATACCATTTTATTATTTGCTGCCTCTGTTGGCAAAAAATCCAGTCTCAATATATGATCTAGGTTGTGGAGCCAACATGTTTAAAAAATATATTCCTAATATTATTGGAGTCGATAAAAGCCATAATCAAATTGGCCGCCAATTTGATATAGAAGATCAAGTCGATACAGAATATGTTAAAAATCATCAGGATTATTTTGAGTCAGTGTTTTCGATCAATGCCTTGCATTTTAGACCTCTGACAGAAATTCGATTGGTCTGCAAAGAATTTATCAGTATGATAGCACCAGGCGGTCGAGGATTTCTTTCTCTAAATCTTCAACGTATGGTAGAAAAAGAAACAATAACAATTGTTAAGTTAGATGAAGATAGAAAAAAATTTTATGACAATTATGTGAGGAATCAATTACATAATTTGCCTTGCAAGTATTTAATATTTGATGTGAATTTAGATCCGTTAGATGATTGGCTGGATGGCAATGTTAGACTGGTATTTGAAAGATGAGCAATCAACTTAACATTGTGAATGAGATGCGACAACTGGATCGTAAGAACAGAAACTTCTATCGTGAACTCTCAGATGAAGAACGCAAGAAGTTTTCCAACTATCTCATGATTCGTTGGGCCAGCTGTGTGCAAGGTAGCCGGGACTTGCAAGAGTTTTATTTGATCTCCACCAACGAACGATTGAACAAACACTTTTTTAACATCAGTCGGCATCCTGAACTGCAATGGCTGTGTGCCACAACGGTGAGTCCAGACATGGGCACACCCAGACACAATTGGATCTCGCCCAAGAAAAAAGAAACGGGTGCAGGAGCAAGTGCTATCAAAAAGCAGTTGGCCGAGTTGTTTCCCACCTACAAAGAAGATGAAATAGCCATGCTGGCCTCAATGACCACAAAGAAAGAACTAGATCAACACATCCGAGACCATGGCCGAGACACTAAGTGAATTCACTTGCGGCTACTGCAAGAAAACATTTCGACGTGCAGAAAGTCTTGTGGTGCACATGTGTGAGCCCAAACGTCGCAGATCAGAACGCAGTGAACGTGGTGTCGAACTGGGTTTTCAATCCTACTTGAGATTTTATGAAATTGCACAAGGCAGTGCCAGACTCAAAACATACGATGACTTTGCAGACTCACCTTACTACCGAGCATTTGTAAAGTTTGGTAGATACTGTGTGGCCACCCGGGCAATTAATCCTGCACAGTTCACGGCCTGGTTGTTGAAACACAACAAAAAAATTGACAACTGGGGTAGTGACAAAATCTACACCGAGTACCTGTTGGACTATTTGAAAGTTGAAGCAGTGGCAGACGCACTAGCACGAGCAGTGGAGTTTGGTATAGACTGGAGTGAGAAACACTCAGCTCCCGCCAATGATTGTTTGCGCTACGGCAGCACTCATGCCATGTGCCATGCTGTCACAACAGGACGCATTAGCCCTTGGGTGATTTATAATTGTGAGTCAGGACAGAAGTTTTTGGGCGAACTCACAGCAGACCAAGTGGCCATGATCTGGCCTTATATAGATTCAGACATATGGCAAAAGAAGTTCTCAGACTATGCCGCAGACGCTGAATATGCTCGAGAAATTTTGAGACAAGCAGGATGGTAATATGAGTGCAGACATTGACATTGACGTTCCGGATCGTAGTCGGATATTACAACTGATTACTCACACACCTGCTAGACAGGTAGTAGATGGTCGCCCGCGTAAACATAACTCGGGTATCTACATCACAGACATTCCCCGAGATCCTGAACATGGCTGTGCTGCCATTGACTATGAATCAGCAGAACAGCGTGGCTACTTTAAAATTGACTTGTTGAACATGAGTGTGTATCAGTTGATCCAAGATCCTGCACACTACGAAGCCATGTTGTCAGCCGCACCTCCATGGGCTAGACTATGGACCAAC